GAGCAGCCCGAGCAGTCCGAGCAGTCCGAGCAGTCCGAGCAGTCCGAGCAGCGCGAGCAGCCCGAGCAGTTCGAGCAGTCCGAGCAGCGCGAGCAGCCCGAGCAGTTCGAGCAGTCCGAGCAGCCCGAGCAGCGCGAGCAGTCCGAGCAGCCCGAGCAGTCCGAGCAGCGCGAGCAGCGCGAGCAGCCCGAGCAGCGCGAGCAGCCCGAGCAGTCCGAGCAGCGCGAGCAGCCCGAGCAGTCCGAGCAGCGCGAGCAGCGCGAGCAGCCCGAGCAGTTAATACAGTTTTTACATTTACTCAGGCTGTCTAAGGCTTGCTGCGCTAGTTCTTCTGAGCCAAAGTACTCGCTACTACACTGATTACCGTTACTGTCTTTTAACCAACTCATAAGTTTCTCTCCTTTTGCACGGGACTTGAGACCCTTTCGCCTTAGCGAAGTGCATTACACGGCGATCATACAGACTCGCCGGCTCTCTGCATTACTCCATCTCTTCTGCTTCTTCCTCTTCAACCTCCGTTTCCTCGACTTCCTCTTCGGGTTCGGCTTTCTTCGCTTTCTTGGCCGCTTTCTTTGCGGGGGGAGCAGCTTTCTTCCTACTTTTCTTCGCGGCCTTTTCTTTCTCAGTTTTTGCCGCCGCGTTGGCTTTGCGCTCTTCCTGCCGCTCTTTGTACTCTTCGATCATTTTGCGCTCAGCCTTGAGCGGGTCACCGATCTTCCACTCATAGCGTTGTCCCTCGCTGCCCTTGCCAGCAGCACGCAGAACGGAGCGGAAAAACTTGGGATCCACCCCGAGTTGCTTCGCCACGTCCTTAGTTCCCCACATTTTGGGAGCTTCAGGTTTCTTCTCCTTCTTTGCGGGTGCTTCGACTTCTTTCTTGGTGGCCATATTTGTTTCTCCTTCTGCCTCGGTTACGCGATGGCTTGCGATTTTGAATCTGTGCGTCCTAATTCTGTGGCGTTGTGGCGTGCCGATGGGATTCGGGTACTGCGCTCGAACTTCGTGATCGTAATCCCGCATGTCGTAGTCGCGTAAGGCTTCGAGCATCATCGCCTCACCCCTTTCGACTTTGGGAGTACGAGAAGATTTCGCGGGTCACACTGTCGGGCTACTCGCTCGGCGCGCTTCCCTCTCAGCACTGGCGGGCCGATACGCATGTGAGCCGTACGCATGAAACCCACACGCCAGCGAGTTTCTTTCCTCTGTTCCCGATTGGGCGGCTGTACATTCGGAGCGACTTTGTTAAAGCGCGGGATGTCACCGTACTTCTTTCTCCCGTGCCAGTCGCTCAGTTGCTTCATCTTCTCCGCAGCCCAGTTGAGTAGCTTCATGCTGTCACCTCCTTTACTGCGCCGTGCCCGATGAGTTCTTTCAAGAAACGCAGGCAGATCATATCCCAGTCCTGCTTCGTCTTGAGGAACTTCTGAGCCGCAACCGAAAGCTCCGCGAACGTAAATGATTTGCCTTTGAACGTTTGCGCTGCTTTCAGCAGATCAGACTCTCTTCCCGAGGCTACGTGTGGCTCACTCTTGCTGCCCACAGCGACCACTTGAAACGTCTTCGACATGAGTATAGACTTCTCGCTTCTCGGCGCTCTTGGAACACGTTGGCCCGTCTTGGCGTCAACCCTTGACTCTGCACTCGGAGACCAAGATAGCAGAGCTTTGTGGTATCTGTCAAGTGAGAGGTGAATATTCTTTTCCAGATGCTCGCCGTTGAATTTGATATGCGGGTCCCCGATATCTCTAAGCCACACCCACTGTACGAGATGATTGATCGGGTCTCGCACAAGTTCCCTCACAAATGGTTCTGTCTTCATTCCCATCTGTTGACAGATCGCGGCAAGCTGTGAATCCATGAGTCGATCCAACGGCGAGTCTTCCCGATTCGCGCCGATGACCTTATTCAGGTCCTTCGTATCGACAGCGAAAGCCACATCGCCACAGACGAAGTGAGCTTCTCCCTTCTTTACGATGTGGATATGTGGTCTGTCGTCGGGCAGTTCTTTTGTGGCGATTGTGTTTCGCACAATTCGCTCCGCGTCGTGGCGAATGCGCCCCTTGTCGATCTGCTTTGCTACTCTTTCCTTGTAACGATAACGCGGGTTCTTTAGGGCCGCTTCGATCTCTGCCTCAGAGACGCCGAACTTGTTTCTGTCCAGCATCGAGCGAACCTCTTCGTTCTTCGCCACAACCTCCTCGTAGCTGTTCGGCTTCGTGAAAGTCTTCTGCTCGGGTAGAGAGACTTTAGTGGCTCGTTTGTACACGCTGACCTCCCCAGATACCAGTCTGTGCGCGTAGCAGAGCACGCCGCGCTTTCTTGACGGCCGGGTCCATCTCAGCCCGCCGCAGTTGCTTGCGAATTTCCCGAACGATCTGCATCCGGGTCTTGCCTTCGATCAGCTTGCGTTTCGCCATAGTTCCTCTTTTCTGTCAGCCTTGAGAACTGACTAGGGATTGTAAATCTTTGCCACTACCCTTGTTTTCAAATACAATCGTGTAGTCTCCGAAGGGTTCACGAACGAATCGCCAGCGTTTCCACTCGCCCGACTCACAGACGAATAGATAGTCCAGCCTATCGTCTTTTCTGCGAAGAATCCATTCATCTATCCCGAGCATTCGATGTACAGCGTCGGGACCGATGTAGACTCTCCAGCCCGCTGTTTTGAGCTTCGCCACAACCAGATCGAATTTGTAACGCTGTGCCATTGTTGTCATTATGCACCCCCTACTTCATGTTTATCACCGTGATACAGATGCCAGTTCTGTGTACAACCACACCCACGAATAGCATGTATCTCGGCTCTCCATTTCTCTGTGTAGCTGGCTACTACGGCTGGTTGCTCTGACTCGGGCGCAGCGCAATCGACTACATGCCAGATAGTCTTTGATTCGCCGTGTACTGCTACTACCCCGAAAACGTGATCTGTTCCCCAGCGAATGAATTTTTCCATCACTGACCTCCCATAATCGCAGCGCATTCCGGCCCAATGCCACGCTCGACTGACTCGGGAACAGTGAGCTTACGATCGCAACGACCGCATTTTCCCTCATGCCAAAGTGATAAGTCTGCGGGAAATTGTCGATTCGCTAGATGCTGATACAAGTAGCGGAACGCACGAACTGGCATAGACTCATCGGTCATCTTGCTGGCTCGCGTCAAGGAGAATACTTTCTCCTTAATCATCCCGAGATAGCTGTAATTCGTTGAGTTCTCTGGTCCCGTCAGCAGAGACACAAAGTATATGGGATTCGCCCAGCACTTGCAGTCCTTCTTACCGCAGCGTGAGCAAGTCCCACGACTGACGCGAAAGGTATAGCGTGTGCCTGTCTTCTGTGACCGCACAGTGAAGTACGCATTACCCGCAAGAATGAATCGCAGGGCATCGTCGGCGCTAGTGATCTGAGACGGGAGGGAGCAGTCTGTCGCTCCCTCTCGATCTCGCGTGTCGAAGTCGGGCAGATTGAGTTGGGTTGCCATCACTTCACCGCCACGAGAAAGCCGTTCTTCATCGTGCCTTGAGCGTACCACTTGTGGGGCTCAGGGTAGTGAGGACCTTCGAGAAACACTGTGCCGTTCTGCGGCGCTGAGCCGATGCCTGGCTGAAAGACATCTACTCTCTTTCCCGACGCCAGGTAAGCCTTGAGTTCCTTTTTCGTCTTGAAGTTTATCTCCGTGTAAGCCATGTGTTCCTCTCTTTCTGCAAGTCTTGAGTACTCGCTGACAGAACTACGATAGCAGACCAAGGCATATCGTGTCAAGGGGCCCGCGGATTAAAGACAGCCTAGTTTAACTGTCGATTTGGTCCGCCAGCGTTCAGCGGGCGATTCAGATTCAAGCCATTTGCCGCGTTCTTACCTGCGCTATATCCTGCGTCATTGAAATGCTGAGGCCCGCGAACGCGAGAGGCCATCTTGCGGAACTTGTTCATGTAATCCAGCACGGCGAGAGCCTCTTTATCCACACGTACAAGTGCGGTTGACTGTGTGGGATTATTGAACTTCTCCCGTTCCTCTTTCATGCGTTGCCCGATGCGCTCACAGAAGCCGCGCAGCCAAGACTCTCTGAATCCCCTCGGCGTCATGCCTGCCCCGCCGTTCTGCTGACGCCACGCGGCACGCTGCTTCTTTGCCGCGTTCGAGGACATCTTATCTGCGGCGCGAAGCATGGTGAGATACAGATACTCGACCATCGCCACATTCGACTTGTGTCCGACAAAGTAGATGATCGAAGAACCTTGCACAACGAGAAAGCGGCAGCTGTAGGCGTTGGACACAATATCAGCCAAACGCTCTGCCCACTCGCGCCGCTGCCCGACTACTTCCACGTCGGGAAAGTCTTTGTAGACTCGCCCGCGCTTCATGTCGTAGATTGTCTCAGGGCGCTGCTCCACGATGGGTTCTGACTGCATTTCCTTCTGATAGTTGATGTCCGTCATTTCGAGCTTATGGCGAAGCAGGAGATTCTGAAGCATGCCAGCGAAAGCCTGCGCCTCAGCCTCGTTGCCGATTTCCTTCGCAGAATCCATGTGACGCTTGATCTTACCCAACTTGTCGAGAATCTTTTCTGTGTCGGTCATGCTGCACCGCCTTTCTCTATTGCCAGCATTGTGGCGTCATCGAGCCTGCTGTAGTTCACATAGTAGACACAGTCTACGCAGATGGAAAAGCTCACGACCTCAGAGTTCCCTTCCTGATGAGCGAGGAGATCATACCGTTCTCCGCCATCGCCGTCTTGGCAGCAGTCGCAACGGTCCCACGAGAAGTGATTCTCATTGCCCGTACTGAGATGCGACAGTTTGAACTCCGTGACGAAGAGATCCACCGTCCGCTTGTACTTGCGATAATCTTCGGCTGTTTTGACGTTAGCCACGATTAGCCTCCTTCTTCAGTAACTCATTGAAGGCTAGTTTGGGCGGCGTTCTTTTGATGCCGAATATGCACCAATTGTCGGGACTTTCAACGCCGATTGCTCTTGCCAGCAGATTGAATTGGTTGCAGATATGTTCGGGGATAAGTTCTACGTTATCCCGCATGTAGTCTCTGATCTCCACGAGGGCTTCGATCTTCTCTTGCCTTTTCATTGTCTCTCTCCTTGTTGCGCTCTTGAGTAGCGCAAGACCAGAATAGCGCAGTGAGTGCCGACTTGTCAAGGGGTCTGGTTAGCTTTAGTCCGCAGCGCTTCCTGAGCGATAGCCTGAATCTTTCTCTCGGCTCCGGTCAGATCGAGGGTGTCAATCCCTCGCAGAGTATCGAGGATTCTTTCGAGAGCCTTGCGATAGTTCTTGGATTTCATTTGTCCTCCAGTGCTTCGCGCAGAGTGATAAGAGCCTCAGACGGATCTTCATTCAGCCCGGCGTCCTCATCCTCGGCTTCAAGCAGAGCGATAGCGTTACGAACCGCCCTTTCCAGCTTCTCCAGCCTTTCGAGTGTAGCGATCTTGACATTAGCCACGTGCCACCTCCATTACGAGAGTCTCTTTGAGCCGAGTGCCGTCCTGAATATAAATGATGCGAGAGCCACAGGCGTGATTCCACATCTTTGTGCTATCAGGCGCGAATGCGACCTTCACCGTCAAGTGACAGTACGGGCACTCGAATCTGTAGCGATTCCTACCGAGCACGTAGCCGACGAATTCGATCTTGAAGGTTTCATTATGGATCATTCAGACCTCCAATTCTTCATGTACTCTTCTTCCGCTACCACGTCTTTACCACAGCAACCCGATTGACCTGTCGAATATGCGCTCTCTGTGACTGTCTCTCCACAATCGGAGCAGACTGCGCCGGGATGCTTCGCTCCCAGAGATGTCTGCGATAGTGAGTCAACCGCAACCATCTGAGCCTTAATTAGTTTCCGCAACGGCGCATGATCGATTAGAGTCTCAGGCAGCCACTCATTGTCTATCTCACCGTCAGTGCAACGCAGGTTAATGAAGTCGGCAACAAGATCGCTCATATCCTGCTCTTCGCCTTTTGCAATGCCCATGCTAATCATGCGACCGTTGTCTTTCGTCGTGTTCTCAGCCATCTCCTCAGCGATGCCATAATTCCACGACCATTCGAGATACTCACGGATGCGATTCTGCTGTGCCTTGTTCATCGCCGTTCCCTTTCCATCTCAGGCTCACTGTGATCCTTCAGGCAGTCTTCTGCGCCACAGATGAGGCAGCGATTGTTGTTGCCACGCTTGACAAAGTACAGCACCTCATTATCGTCCTGATAGATGCGAAAAGTGGGAAAGTTTGCGGCGAAGAAGTTATCGGGCGGCGTCATTGCTGCCGCCTGCTCGGCAGTATACTCTTTCGCGTCGGCTGGCAAAGCGTCAACGGTATTGAGAGTGCGGATATCTTCGTTGGAAAACTGATCGTCGTCGCTGGTAATCTGATAGGTGTAGATCATGTGTTTCTCCTTTCAAAGCTCTTGAGTAGCTTCGATCTAGAGTGAGTGTACAGCGTCAGGCGAATTGTGTCAAGGGGTCAGAGGACTAATCTCTTGCGTCTCTGAAACCCAGATAGATTGGGTGGCGGGGTAAGTCTTTGCCGCCGGTCGGGAAGTACTTCACCTTAATAGTCTTTCCCTTCAGGCTGTCTCGCTGCGCCCACAGACTCTTGCGCGTGGATGCGTCGAACCCCGTCCCGACGCGAAATTCTACGCCGTCATAGTCTCCACCCTTACCCACGACAGTGAAGCCACCCAGCGTATCCAAGCCTGTCTTATTTGCTTTATGTGACGAGCGATGCGTGCGGCCCAACTCGTTGACTGTCGCCTCATTGCCGTTGTGCTCCAACTCGAAACTGCCCGTTATCATAGCTTCGCAGTCGCGGAACCGCTTGAGCTTCATCAAACCACCCTCACGCAACGTCGAACGTCCCTGCTTATAGCTACCCTGCGGGTCGCGTAGCATGATCCCCTCTGCGCCTTTGCCCAGCATTGACTCCTCGTACTCAGCCAGCTCTGTGACGTTGTGAATCATAATGTGAGGGACAAATACTACGGCTGAGTGAGGTACGCGAGAAGCCTCGAACAGGCGAATAGTAAAGCCTTGAGGAGAGAATTTGTCGAAGACCCACAGTACCAGAGTCTTTCCCTTGAAAAAGTTAAGCGGCTTATCGTCACTCATCACAAGGCTCATTGTGTCTCGGTAACAGGCTGGATCGAACGGATCCCCGAGTATCAGTTCTCCGTCTAAGCCGTCGGGTAAATTGTGGAAGAGACTTTGCACAAACTTGTTAGGTATGGGTTTCAGTCGGCGCGAGTACAGTATGCCACCCTGCATCAGAGCGCGGATGCCATCGAGCTTTTGACTGGCAAGCAGGGGAAAGTGTAGCTGGCCCTCGTCTTCTACAGTTGCCGCAAGCATAGGCTTCCACATTAGTTTACCCTCCTTGAGGAATATGATCTGCTAATCCCACCAGGCTTCGATCTGGCAAGTTCCCGTGAGTTCTGGGTCATCATTGACTCGCACCTCATCAGCCGCGAGAGTTGACACGAACTCCACAATCTCTGCCTTGCTGAGGCTATTGAGATCGAAGCGGATAGTGTCGAACCAGAACTCTCCAGCCACGTCATCGATGATGCTAGGTTGCATCTCAGTGATGAGGCTCATTTTACCCTCAAAGGCCTCCTCGATTGTCTCTGAAGTATTGTGCAGAATGAATGTGCCTTGCGGGTATAGCCCTCTCCATTCTGCATATGTCTTGAAGGGATGATCTTCCTCACCTTTTAGTTGATCTTCCCCGTAATGCCCAGTGATGTGATTGTCCAATGCGTTGCGTTCCTGTTGATTCATGCCGTTGCCTCACTTTCTCTCTACATTCTCAGTGTATAGAGTCTGGCGACGCTTGTCAAGGGGCTGAGGGGTAATCTATTAGCCAATAAAAAACCTCCCGCTGGTCTGGGAGGTGCTGAGCTACGCCTTGCCGGGCCCTGCTATGCGGCGCGAGTCTTTAATCTGTATAGCCTCTCATAAAGACTGGATTCTCGGGCAGGGGGTAGTTCGCCGGGTAGTTTCCGATTATTTCTCTGTACATGAGGCACTGCTCATCCCAGTCTGCTCTGTCGGTCTGATGCAGCAGAATAAATGGCTGTGGGAGTTCATAGATGCCACCATACTCCCCATTTGTGAAGCGCGTTATCCTTAAACCAACTTTCTTCTCCACGCCGACGAACACGAGATAGCCACGCCTGTTATATACCTCAATGAGAACCTGATGGGCCTCTGACAGCGTAATGGCTCCGGCTCCCCCTGAACCGATCATCTCGCCTCCTGTTTTACGACATACAGTATCCCCTTCTTGCCAAACTCTCGCGCCTTCTTTAGCGTCCAACAGCCACCGCTCTTGACGTGTGCGGGCGGTTCTAGCACATCGTTAGCGCAGTGATAGCAGTATACAAAGCGCCTGCCGGTATAGCCTGCGGGCAGATATGGCACCGTTATGTTGTGCAGCGCGTCTGAGTAGCGTGCAATCTGTAGGTTACGCCGCTTGAAGAACTCCCAGCTGCTACCTTCAGGCGGAAACGGCGTGAACTTCTTGCCTAGCTCCTCTGCCACCTGACGTGCCCACTTATCGACCCCGCCCAGCGGGCACTCGCCACTGCATACTTCTGTTACCTGTGGGTCTAAGACAATGCGCCGTATAAATGTCAGCGCACATGCCTTACCATACGCCGTGAACTTGCGTTCCTCAGCACCCACAATGCCAGCGATCACAAGCCGCACTCCGTTTCTTGGATGTCGTTGTCCCGCCACAGCAGGAATCTCTGATGCCTCTCGTCACATAAGATCAATTCGCTCTGATCTACAGGGTAGAGTAGTCCCTGCTCGGCTAGAAATGCCGTGAAAGCCTTGACTTCGTGAAAAGCAAAGCCGCCCTTGAACACAAGATAGCCGTCTGAGTCTCGATATATTCCAAGTTTAGCTCCTTCAAATCCATCCCGCCAGGGATGTTCTTCGAGCCACTTCATTAGCTCTTGATCGCTCATTTCTTTTTCTCCTTGATCTTAGCCCTCTCATCTGCCGTGAACTCTCGCCCGAATATTGCCGTCTCGATGATGTCTGGCAGTATGACTGCCGCTTTCTCTAGAGCCTCTTGCATGAACGGGCGGTGTGTAGGGCCATTATGCCATATACCCCTGTAGTACCTGTTATAGTCATCCTGCGATATGTGTGGGTTCTCTTCATTCACTTGCCGAGCCATCTGCTCTGTCTTGCACTCACAGAGTACGGGCTTAGAGCAGACGCCACAGAGAGTAACTGCCGGTTTCATAGTGTAATCTCCAACCCGTCGATCTGTACAGGTTTCTTGATCTTGCGCGAGAGCCTTCTAGGATTACGAGCCTCGATCTGACTAGCCGCCTCTACACGCATCTCGCCGTCTTTCATTTCCTTCAGCAGCCTCTTGCCGCGCTCCGACTTATTCAAGAGCTTCTGCCTTTCTTCCATCGCCTCCCGTTCTCTATTTCTCATAGTGTAATCTCCAGATCATCGACATGCACCTTTCTTTTGATTTTTCCCACTACTCGGGCTGTCGGCTCACCCAGCGTTATCTTCTCTTCACCGTCGCCCCAATCACGCCAGCGGCTCATCTCATCGGGGAAACGCTGTAGCATCTGTTTCTTATAGCTCTTAAAGTTAGCCAGCGCCTCGTCGTGGGCTGCTGGTACGTCACGATGCTTTCTTACCTGCTTAGACAACCATCGCAAGCGATCCATGCGATCCCTTGACGTTGATGGCATCCAGTCAGGCTCGTCGTTATCCAAGGTTAGTACCTCTACCTTTGACTGAGTAGGCGGCTTACGATTCAGACTATAATTTCTATCGCGCCAGTATTCCTTGCCATTTATCTCCAGCTTCTTTATGGACCCCAGTTTTATTCTAGCCCTTTCTAAAAGCACATGACTTTCCCATCTCTTCTCTTTCAAAGCGAGGGCGTAAACTTCAGAGGCTTTGATCTGCCCCCTGTCGTAGAGAAGTTGACCCAACCAGTCAATCACGTCTTCCGAGACGTGAACCCAACGCCATACCCCGTCCTCTCCTCGATAGTTTCGGATGCCTAACTCTCTCTTGGAGGTGTAGATTTTGGACTTTAAATGCCTTTTCATTGCCCGCAATACATCTTTTATGGGACAATCGAGATGATGAAAGACCATATATTTTCTCAACTCCTCAATTTCTCTGTTCCATGATTTTGTGCGAGTCACATTCTTGCCGTGACAGAATGGGCAACGAATTCTCTTCTCTGAGGCGGGAGCATCAAATCTTACAGTTCCCGGAATTGGGTTGGTAGGACAGAACATACAGACGTAGATGATTTTCTTTATTCTGCCCAGGGCCTCCTCAGGTGTGCGTTTAGGCGCGAACCAGCAGAAACGACCAGCAATCTTCTTTGATTGCACCCCCAAGAGCTTACGCGCCTTTACAAGTGTAGGCTTAGACCCTTTAAGTTGATCGAGGGCATCTTTTGCGAGGATTCTTCGTTTGCCATAGAGTCTCTTCTTATCCACAAAAAGTTCGTAGATGCGATGCACTGCTGTGCGTACTCTGGTCTTTTCTAGATTCTTCATTTTTGACTCTCTATATCGATAGATATGGGTAGCATCTGCTATTCAATGTGTGTATTGATAGCATAAAGACTGAGCCTTTGCAAGCTAATTGAAAATGGCAGAGTCAACAGTATAGGGACATGGGTGAGTCAATGGTATAGGGGAATGGTCGACATTGCGAGTTGAATGCACCTATAAATAAAGTTAAATTAGCAACTTTCAATGTACGCCAGTGCCTTATACTGTTGACTGGGCCACTCGTCTATAGTGTTGACTTATCCTTTTAATGGAGAGGTTAATTTATGTAGTAAATATCATATCAGGAATGTAATCGAGTTAGCATCGTCATCTTTTCGCAATACGCGCGACACCTTGAAAGTCCCCCAGAACTAACCGTGATAATCTGACACCGGTTGCTCTCACTGTTTGTGTCTGTACGTTTTGGGAAATTTGCGTGCCCTGAAAGGACCAATTGACACTGACACCACTTGACATTCACTTACATCATATGTAATGTAAGTACATGACACCTACTAACAGAGATCGCCTGCTACAAATCAGGCTCACAGATAAGGAATTGGAGCACATCAAACTGTGGGCAAAGGAAGCCAATCAACCAGTTTCATGGTTTATGCGAGCCGTCATTAAGTTCTGGGTGGATGGAAATCGAAAGAAGAACGGAGTATTTCAATGAGAATCCCCGTATACCTCAAAGGCCAAGACCCAGCTCAAGCTCCAGCGAGCCATTCAGCTTCAACGGCACTGTGTCAACTTGTGTTGGCTTGTGGGTGTGGGGTTCTGGCTACCGTAGACGGTCGCCGAGTGCTCAAGCTCTCAACGGATGAGACGTGGCGGGCACTGAAAGATCGCCTGAAGCCAGATAAACACGGTCATGTGATCGTAAGGCTGAAGGCACCACGAAAACCGCTGGCCCTGGACCTCTCCTATCCCGAGAAAGGGCGCGAGAGCGGGCGCCATCCACATGAAGCGATGCTCAAGCAGTGCATAGTAATAAGAGAGAAGAGAAAGGCGCTCTTGGCTCAAGCTAACGCTAGTACGGGCGCACAGGCATCAGCTCAAGCACAAGAAAGCACAGCAGTATAAAGAGAAGCAGCAAGCGGGTGCTCGCCTCATATCCGCCCGAATTTTCATCCAACATTTCCTTCGTCTTTGTCGTTTCGTTGACCGCGTACTGCTCTTTAACCGCCGCTACGACCTGCGCACGCCTCCTCAGAGCTTAGTTAGCTCAAGCATAGCCGCGCCTAGCTCAAGCACAAGCCGTGACTGACACTGCCGCACGTTTGCTCAAGCACTAGTCTCTTAATTTCAGTTTAAGTTCCGTCCTCAGCAAGTAGATCGCAGCTTCCTTCCACTTCTTACTGTGATCCACATACTCGTCGTCTTCCACTTCATCAACTATCCACTCTATCGCTCCGCTGAGAGTGAGTAGTCCCGCACAGACTTTCTCCGCAGTCTCTCCGCTTCCCGCTGCGAAGTCATCCGCAATAATGCGTATTGCCTTCTGCTGTGTCATATAGTGCCTCGCTTTCTCAGACTGATGTGTCTGATAGAGCGCTCGACTCGCGTCTAGTGTGCATGAAAGAGAGCGCTCACAAGTGCAAGCGCTCTCTATCTCACAAGCTAGACTCTCGCGTCTTCGCTCTGCTCGATCTCTTCGTCAGCAGCGAACTGCGCAACGATCTTGTCAGCTTGCTTTGACGTGAACTCATACTGCTTTTGCTTGCGCTCTGCTTGAATCGAGTTCTCGCGCAAGTGCTTGCGAAAGTTCTTCGCAGTCATATTGCACATTGCAGCTACTTCTTTCGCTGACAGCTTGTCTGATTTTGACATTGTAGTTTCTCTCAGATGCACGTTTCGAGACTTGAGACTCGATAGAGCGCTTAGATCGTGCTGCGCTCTAGTGCATTACACGACACACAACTAGCGCGTGTCGTGCTCTCTGCGATACAGAGTATTTGATGCTGCAAAGCTCAGTCTTGATTCAGACTGCGCTCTCTGTAGCTCTGCGCTGCGCTCTCGCTGAATACGTTGACATCGTTCGAGTAGACGATCTGTGAGCTAAGCTCTGCTACGTCAGACAAAAAACGCTGACGCGCTAGCGCTGCGCTCAGTCTCTTCTGCTCATCGATGCGACGATACAGCACAGCGTCTAGCTGCTCGTCTAGCGTCTTCGCTGCGAAGTTAGAGTGATATGCTTTTTCGATCTGTTCACAGACTGCGCTGCGATACTGCGCTTCTGTGTGTGTGCAAGATACGCGTGTCATGTTTCTCTCTTTTCTGATCGCTTGAGACGATCTCGATTCTGTGAAGAGTGTAGCGCACAAGCGCGATTGTTGTCAAGTGTCAAATGAGTAAACACGTCACTTTTTTCTATTCGCTTTTCATTCGCATTGCATATATTGTATCGTGCTACGATATATCATTCTATGAGATATGCGAAGCGAAGACGCTGCGAAGCGAATGTATGTAGAGAAGTGTAAAGAGCCTCTTAACAATGTTATTCGCTTTCCTTTCGCATTAACTAGATCGATAACATCTGAGAATCCTCAGAGAAACCAAGAATGCTTTTTCGCCTCAATTCGGTGGCTCTATCTATTTCCGTGAGGCATTTCCAAAGGCAAGGCTAAAATTTTCCGGCCTCTCGTAAATTTGACAATGTATATAAGTTTATGATACGTTATATAACATGAAAATGATTTCACTCCTTCTCAGAGAATCCCAACTTCAACATCTGAGGGAACTGTCTCGAAAAACAGGCGCTCCCGTATCCGAGTTGATAAGAAGGGCGATAGAGAGATATCTGGTATGGAGGGAATCTCGATGAGATATGCGCCAATAAAAAAGTGTCCTCATGACTTAACAAATCCCGAGAATGTTTATCGCTACGTCTACGGCATCTTCTGCAAGGCTTGTATTAATGCCCGAAAGAGAGATGAGAGACACGGACCGGGAGCTGCCCAATACTTTGAATCTCGACTAAAGAAACAGAAAGGTCTGTGTGATATCTGCCGTTTATTTATGAAGCGCCCACAACAAGATCATGACCACTCCTGCTGTCCCAATGAGTTTTTAGTCGGCAGACAGTATCGCATTAGTTCCTGTGGCAATTGTCTTCGCTCTTTGCTATGCACTCGGTGTAATACCCTGCTGGGGTATATTGAGAGAACCTTAACACTGTACCCCAGCTTGAGAATTGATCCGAAAGACCAGTGGCTTCTCAAAGCACATAAGTATGTTTGGAAGTGGCGGAAAATATACGACAAAGCGAAGGCTTAGAGCCCCTTGACAAGGAAAAGTCAAGTCTCTATGCTTGCACAAAATCGCAGTACACAAAGGAGAACACTACTATGACAGCAGCAAGAGCTAACGCATGGTCAGGCATGACAAAGCAAGAGAGATCCGACGAGATGAAGCGCAGGAGACAAGTAGCAGCCAACAGAAAACTTCAGCTTACACCCAAGAACAGTGCGGCGAGACCTGTCTCTGTGCTGGACAAAGTAAAGTCTCTCTTTGAAGAGATTGAGGCTGAGATCGCAGTAACGGCAAATAAGATCCAGCGCATTCAACTGGACTTGCAGACAGCCCAGACAGAATTGGCGAATCTCAGCGCCATGAGAAACAGGTTGGCAGCTGCTGGAGGAGATAATGAGGCGTGAGCGTCTGCAAGACCTCACTCCGGGGATGGACTAACTCACTTGACACCCTTTACAGAATTCGCTACACTTTCTCAGCACATAGAAAGCAGGTGCACATGGCAATCGAGCGTATTCCTCGGTACAACTTCGGCGACTTCATCGAGAAAGCGCAGAAAAGCCTAAAAGTGATCGTCTGGGCTGAGTCAGGGGACAGAGTCGTTGAGGCTTACACTTGTGATACGCAGCAGGAGGTTCTGGCTGTTAAGAACCTCTTAGCCTCGCAAGGCGAGATATACCAGACCCAGGAGTATCAGGCATGACTGAGAATCTTCAGCGTGAGATGAATGACAAGTGGAAAAGACCGCAACAGGCATTTTGCGATTGCGGCGTATTCGCCAAACTGACAATCTACGGAAGCTGTCAGAGATGCGGTCGGGACGTGCGCCCATTGAGCGCCAAGGAGAAGGGATAAGGCGCACGTCTGGGGGACGTGAGGTCGAGAGTTCAAATCTCTCCAGCCCGACCATTTTGAGGGTCAAATATCGGTTGCCCGAGTTCGACCATGGTTTCGGAAGTGTAAAAGCGGGTGCGCTCAACCATGGCGACTCTTCGAGCGTAAAGGACAGACATGTCCGAGACGAATTACTGTCTCACATACCGAAGGGCCACAAGTTTAGATGTGCCAGTGTAGGTTTGAATTCGGGGCGCGTGTGGCTGCGGAAGCGGAGCAGGGGAAGGAGAAGTAAATGACGCCGGAAGAGTTTTGGCAAACGTGGAAACCGAGCAACAGGAAAGATTTCACGTTTGAGTTAGCCGAAGACTATGCAGGGGCCGAGAACGCCGCCCTCGCGCAGCAGGTAGCGGAACTGACACGGAATATCGAAACGGGTTTCATGAATGGCGCTTATGCTCGCTTACAGGAACTTCAAGCCGCCGAGAGACGGGTAGCGGAACTGAAAGCCGAACGCGCCCTGATGCGGGATGCCACAAACAAGGAACTGGTAAGCCTGCGGGAAAGTTGGAACGAGGCCGAGCGCAAGATCGCAGAACTGCGGGAAGCGATTGGTAGGGAACTGGTGCGTGAAATACCCTGCTACCACTGCCGCAAACGATTCATACCAGAGCGCAAAGAACTTGAAGCCGATACCGAGCGTGCTCTAGCCCCCGGCGCAGAGCCATCGGAGGAGAAGAAATGAAGATTCTTGAATCGAAGCAGCATCGACGTATGAGGCTGGCTCGAACGGCGAGGCACATTGCCAAACGCGCCAAGAAACAGGGCCTATCGCCTCTGGAGTACATGGCCGGAGTGATTCAGCGTGCTTGGTCTCGATCCTCACAGCTTCATTACCGCGCCGCAAAGCAAATCGCGGCAGAATTGGGATACTGAGCCATGAACATCGACATCGAAGAACTGATGTGGTGGGCTATGGCGCAAGCCCCCTCTGAACCATCACCGTGTGGGCCCTACGTCTCTGAACGCCGTGCCGTGCGGCTGGAGTTCGGCGAAGAGGCGATCCCGCAAGGCCAATACTTCGTGTCAGGCATCGTGGCCCGCGTCTACCTGCGCGACCCAAGGTGCTTCCACGGCTCAACTCTCGAAGTAGATTATCCGCCGAAGTGCGAGTGTGGACCTATCGCGGAAAGGCGGCTCGGGTGAAATCCCTCGCCGTGCTTCTGGAATTCTTCGATCTCCCGAGTTACTTACTTGGCTGCGCGATCAGTATTTTGCTTATGTTCATTTTTTATCGGAGGAAGCCGTGAAATCTATCACTGTACTTTCAGTTATTGCGGTTTGTTTACCGTTGGTTGTAACCTCCGACGCTCCGCCGTCCTACAAGGGTCTGGTATGCATGGGGTGGGTAAAGCCCGAAGCACAGGCCTTGGCTGATGGAGATTCTCAGGGCGAGAATTTAGTGGTTAACACCCCACTCACCGAAAACGAAAAAAGAGAATTGTATTATGCGCGGCAAGAGGAAGAGGTTGCCATGCACAAAGAGTCAGCAATCGAGAACTCAATACTTAACCATCATCACTTGCTATTTCCTTTATCGCCTGGTAGCGAATGGCTCCGGGAAGGTCCGTGCGGCGATACTCCGATGATTCGCTTGGATGAATACCACATTACTCAATTCGTGCCATCGAATCCCAAGTACCCCGCCAACGATGACGTGATGATGGCCTTCTACCATGCGAATCCTACCGAATGTCGGGCCTACTTTGCCGAGATGCGGAAACGGGCGGTCCCCGCGAAGTACGGAAATGATATGACTGAGAAGTACTCACCAAACGGGAGGAAGCCATGAACCGAATCGCTGTGTTCCTGCTCTGTGTGGGGATGGCCGCGCAAACGAATGGCGATAATCACTGTCATCACATCGTTGGTGTAGCAGGCGAGCTATTAACCGACAACTGGGCGAAGTGCGGGAACGTCATGGTCGTGCCCCCTTGTTCTCCAGGTATGGATTGCACCGCGTTTATTTATGGCGAACCGTCTGAGTCGTCGCTCGACGTGCCTGCTGTCAAGCCGAAGAAGGCCGCGCCGAAATCTACGTTTGTAATCTCGGACTGCCCGAAAGACGGAACGGTGGTCCATGCCAAGGACAGGCTGTGGGCCATCTCGAATTCCGGCTGCACGGTTTGGACGAAGAAGGAGTGGGACGAGGCACAGGCAAGAACTAGCGGGTTCGGGACGCACGAGGAGCACACTAGCGGCGTGCTGACTCAAATGCTTCCCCCGGGCTTCACAACATTAGACTGCATACATTGCGAGCCGATTGACACGCCAGCGCTCCACATTAACCCGAAGTGTTCGGGCGGATGCGTACCACCGCCCGATTATTGGACCTGCGCCGACAAGTCCCGCATCCTTGAGCACGACGAGAACGATCCGCCGAAGTACTGGTGCAGGAAGGTGCAGCCATGACCCGCTTCTCCAAAGACGCGCTTCTCGCTCTCTTGCTGACCCCCATCGCGGAAAGGCGGCTCGGGTGAATTTCATCAAAACGTTCTTGGCAGTGGCATTCATTATAGGCAGTGGCTTAGCGTGGGGCGTTGTAACCATCGTCCTGATCATATACGTTAGCGACAAGCCAGCATGGATGCTGCCACTTCCTTTTCTGTGGTTTGTCTTGGGCGTAACAATCGTATCTATGTTGGAGGAGCGGAAGCCATGAACCGAATCGCTGTGTTCCTGCTCTGTGTCTTATCGGTCAACGTGCTGCTGGTGGACGTTGTGGCCTACCGCGTGGATAGATCGCTGCGGAGTCAACGGGATTTAACGTGCGACTTCTTCCGGCCATATCACGAATCGGATACGCTCCGCATCTCGATGGGCGGGGGGGTTAATCACAGCGAACTCCACTTCTACGGCTGCGATGCCAACGGCCACAAGTACCGCTTCTGGGAGGAGCGTGCGAAATGACGAGATTTCTGGGTGTGTTTCTGCTGTGTGTGGGGATGGGAAAATGAATAGTGAACTCAAGGCCGATTTTACTTCGCATCATATCGAGGGAATTGCACGAGAGGGCAATAAACCTTTTTCTGTGCCGCTGATAACGCAGGTTGACGAATCACTCTGGCAGGGCGGCTGCATTCATGGCGTTAGTCTTGGTGGGAAGTTCAAGCACGTCATCAGCCTTTATCCTTGGGAGCAGTACATAGCTGGTGGGGAACTGGATAGCGTGATGATGGTGCGGCTGTTTGACTCCTGCGACATGCCGCCGACGCGGAAGTTGTACGCTATTGCACGATGGATCAATGTTTGCCGGAAAGAAGGTCTCACGCTCGTGCATTGCCAAGCTGGGTTGAATCGGTCGGCTCTCGTAACGGCACTGGCCCTCAAGCTCTCGGGCATGAAGATGAAGGATGCAATCGCCCTGCTTCGAGCGCAACGCTCACCCGCAGTGCTCTGCAATCAGGCATTCGAGAACTGGTTACTTAAACACAAGGTGCAGCCATGACCCGCTTCTCCAAAGACGCGCCAGCCGAAGAGTACGTCTATGAATTGGCCCAGACCCGCCAAGAGGCCATAGAACTAGCAGAGGGTGGTTTCGGCTATGACACAAGGGCGGCAGCGATTGAGAGCAAGAAAAAGGCGCTGAAGGACGGCGCAGATAGCTTCTACATCAACAAGCTAAAGGTGTTTCGAGTACTTGTTTAGATGGCAGGTTCCCGAAGGGAAGGATGAAGAAATGCTGAGATTCATCATTAAGCGCCAGATTTATGATGGGGCGTGCTTGAATGCGCTCGAAACGTATTGGGAGACTGTCGATGCGAACGTGCCAGAACTGGAGAACGCATTGCATGGCGGAAAGGGCGGCGGTCCCGATGGCGATGCATTTAATATCCCGCAAGTGGTAGGCATTCAACAGTTACCAGACGCGAAGGTGACGCCATGAAATCCCTCTCTCTTCTCCTTCTCACCTGCTGCGCTCTGGCTCAGGTGCCCGACACGCCGCAGCCGCAATGCCGCGGATGGCAATTTCAAACCGATCCGCCGATGTGCGTTCCAAGTTCGCAACCGCAGACAAAGGAGGAAACATGCCCGACGACATTCCGAGCTATTGGAGGCGAATCTGGTGCTGGCTGTTCCATCAACGATACCGCCGACGATGGGCCGGATACGACATCGACGGCACATTCTGTTCCTACTGCAAAGAATCATGGTGCGACAACTTCTGCTGCTACGAAAAGCAGCGCTGATTCTTTCTGGCAGACCCGCCGCTGGAACGAGCCGGACCTAGCCTCGAACAAGCAGGTGTTCAAGAGCAAGGTATTCGTGATCTCGCACCTGGCCGCGTTCGGATTGGCAATCGCCGCGAAGAAGCACGCTACGGTTGCGGCAAATGGCGGAGCGATTCCGGGCTGGGGCGACACCCTCGGGCCACCCGCCCTCCTGACGGGCATCGACTACGTGGCCTACCGCTGGTTCTGGAAACCGTTGTCGCTGATTGGGGCTACGGGAGAAGGAATCTACCAGATGAAGGCGATTGTGACCAGGAAGTACCAGTGATTCTCTATCTTCAAGTCTCTACGTTCTGGCGATCTTGTGCCGATGCCAGACACTTCTATGGTACTGTGCGTGACCGCCAGAATAAAGTTAAACTCGAAGTGCTGAGACAGTCTTCTCGGAGCGCAGTCATCAAACAGGCTCGCCTAGGGCTAAAGAAGCATTACTCAGGACAGCGCTATCGACTTGTAATTGCAGCACGAACAGCCCACTTTTAGACCTACGCTTGACAGTATCTCTCTTCTCTGTGTTACTCTCTCACCCAAATTGAAGCTGCGTCTTCCGCTTCGCGGGAGCCGCGGTTATTCCTGAATCCTTTCAGATGATGTCACCGCTACGCCAACTCCGGGACTCTGAATGTGGCCGGCACTCCCGTTAAGCGTTTTAAGAGGGCCATCAGTCCACTTGATGAGGACGGACTTACCCCCCAGGAACGTCACTTCTGTCTCCGATGGCTTACTCACAAAGATCCGGTTCGCGCCATGCGAGAAGCCTTCGGAGACACTCGCCAGAGTTCTAAAAAGATTCTGGCAAACCCTAAGGTTACAAAATTCATCAACTCTGAGATGGAGCGCCTTAATAAGCGTCACGAACTTCAGGCCGAGTGGGTTCACGCCGAAATTGGGAAGATGCTTCGAGCCAGAATTTATAACCTCGTTAATATCGATGGTACTCGAAAGACTCTCAATGAATTGGATGATGAAACCGCAGCGGCTATCGCAGGCATTGACGTTGAACCCATCTACGAGAAAGATGACTCCGGGAAAAAGGTTCAAGTCGGAGAGAGGATCAAGTATCGTTGGATCTCTCGCACAGAGGCGGCCGCCCTGGCTACTCGTATTCTCGGAACAGATCACGGCTCAGACTCTCGCGGGGCAGACCGCTTGAAGGAAGTAGTTGATGTTTTCAAAAATGGTCCAGTGCCCCGTCAGATAGAAGGTGAAGAAGTAAAGAAGGAAGAAAAGAAATAAAGTGTGGATACCCTCAGCTATCTTTCTCCTAATTCTATACTCAAGCCTTATGGTGAGAAGGCTTTCAAATTCGCCTTTCGACCTCCTAATCAAGACAGACGCATCAACATTCTGGAAGGGGCTGTTCGCTCGGCCAAAACCTGGGCCATGCTTCCAAAACTCCTTCAGTTGTGTGACTACAATGTGCAGGGCTGGAGAGTCATTACTGGGGTTTCAAAACAGACCGTCTATAATAACGTCCTCAATGATCTCTTCGACCTCATTGGCTCAAAAAATTACGACTACAATCGGCAAACTGGGGAACTTCGTATGTTCAAGACCCAGTGGCTGGTTATCGGCGCAAAGGATGAAGGCTCAGAGAAGTACGTCCGCGGTCTTACAGTTGGTGTGGCATACGGAGACGAGGGAGTTCTTCAGCCACCCAGCTTCGTCCGCATGTTGCTCAATCGCATGTCGCCTTACGGAGCTAGGGCTTACTTCACGACAAATCCCGACAGCCCTCATCATCCCTTTAAGACAGAACTCCTCGACAACAAGGAACTTCGAGCCAATGGCAGTCTGTGGTCGGAGCACTTCGATCTTGACGATAATCCAAATCTGGACCCGGCTTACAAGCGCCATCTCAAGGCTCTTTATAAGGGTGTCTACTATCAGCGCTTCGTTCTCGGTCTTTGGGTTGTGGCAGAAGGGGCAATTTACAAAGATTGCTGGTCGGATGACCTTCTCTACGACGATTCAACTGCTCCTCAGAGACTTAGGGGCGAGGGCAAAGTTGAAGAGTATATCGGCGTGGACTGTGGAGTCGATCACCCTCAAGTCTACCTCTATGTCATTGATGACGGTACAACCCTGTGGGTAGATGATGAGTACTATTGGGATAGCCGCGCTGAGATGAGACAAAAGACCGAGCGGGAGTATCGCATCGACTTGCAGAAATTTATGGCAAAGTGTGGTGGCAAGAATGCTCAGGTCATTATCCCGCCTGAAGCTGCATCCTTCGATGCCGAATTGAATTCTGAAGGTATCTGGCATATTGACGCCGACAACGATGTAACTGAGGGAATTAAGATCACCTCTTCCATGATGGGTCTTCGTCGCATTCGCGTACACCGCGAGAGGTGCCCACAGACTGCTAGAACAATTCCCACTTATGTGTGGGATCCGAAGAAAGCTCTGAGAGGCTTGGAAGAGCCGATGAAGGTAGACGATGACCCCCCTGATGCCCTGCGTTATGTAGTAAAGACCAAGATGGCGCCTTATAGACTAGCCGCATGAGCACAGCTATGACTCGCGGGTGGACTCAACGAGAGATAGAAGTCTTAGCTCATCCCGAGATCAACAATAGGGAGATTCATGTTCTACAGCTTGCGGCTGATGGAGAAAGCTGCCGTACTTCAGGGGAAATGATGGGACTGAGTCCCTTCTATGTCAAGAATCTGCGCCACAGCGCTGCGCTAAAATTAGGCGCTGACACTACGACTCACGCTGTAGCCATGGCCCTACGAAGGCATTTGATCGTATGAGTCTCCTGCGATTCACAGTTGCTTCTTTAGTTTTCGTCTGTGGGTGCAGTATTCGACACGTCCCAGTGAATTATTTCGTCCCAGCAGCCTGCATCACAAAGGCTGAGTTATTCGATTGTAGCCTGATTGAATCGCCGCCTAGCTGCAAACTCGAACGAGTGACTTACAAAAAAGGTTGCGAGGAACTGGTGACGAAGTGAAAACCGGAATAATTTATAAGGCAACAAATCTGGTCAACCTCGGGAGAAAACGTACCGCTGAGCCTCGGGAAAAAATGAGACAATCAGCCTTAGCCCGTGGTGAAAGGCAGAGGTTAGCTCGATTTAATTCCGAGGTAATTCAGTGAGCGCCTCTACTAGAACCCATAAACCACATATTACTGTGGATAAGTTTGAACAGTGGCGAGAGGGGATAAGAGAACAGCAAAGGGCCGCAGACTCTTTCTCTAATCAAGCTGCCCGGCTGGGCTTTGGAACTAATAACCTTCTGGAAGGTACTCAGTATCATTTAACCCGCCTATCTTTCAACTACATACTTCTCCAGGCACTTTTTAGGTCCAATTGGATAATCCGAAAAGTAATTGAGATACCCGCGGAGGATATGACGAAGAATTGGGTCTCTCTAGTAACTGAGATGGATCCGAAACAAATGAAGCGTTTCGAGCAGGTTGTGTCTAAGACTGGAACACAGAATCAGATGCTCACCACATTGAAGTGGGCGCGTCTCTTCGGGGGCGCAGGTGGCTTGATCGTCATCAAAGGTCATGAGAAGAGACTTGATAAACCTTTGAAGATCGAAGATGTAGAGCTAGATTCCTATCGAGGTCTTATTCCGCTTGACCGCTGGTCTGGTATTGTACCCGGCGCGAATCTGTGTACTGATATCGACAAGCCTCTTGAGTTTGGCCTTCCTGAGACTTATCGAGTTATCACTACGACGGGAAAGAACTTCGAGGTGCATTCCTCTCGCATTGTGAGGTTCATTGGGAAAGATGTCCCGGTGTGGGAGAAGCAGGTCGAGCAGAATTGGGGTATCAGCGAAGTAGAGGTCATGTACGACGAGTTGAAGAAGCGAGACAATACCAGTTGGAATATCGCCTCACTAATCTTCAGGGCTAACATTGTGGCCCTAAAAAGTAAAGACTTGGCTGGGATGCTGTCGGGATTAAACTCTTCGCCAGCAGCGCAGCAAAGATTTTACTCCTCTCTTCAAGCCCAGGCCCAGCTGATGTCCAATCAAGGCATGATGGTTCTTCCCGAGGAGGGTGGTCTTGACGAACATCAATACAGCTTCGGCGGTGTAGCTGATGTCTACGAGGCATTTCGAGAGGATATATGCGGAGCAACAGGAATTCCCTACTCTCGCATGTTTGGTCGTACTCCAGGTGGATTGTCTACCACTAACGAGGGAGAGGAACATATCTACTACGAGTCTATCGCCGCAAAGCAGCAGAGAGAACTAGATCCGCAAGCGACAAAACTTTTCCCTGTAATTGCTATGTCTACGTGGGGCGAAGTGCCCGATGATCTCGAGTGGAGATGGAATCCAGTTCGCAGTCTTAGTGACAAGGATCAGATGGAGCTTGGCAAGTTGAATGCGGACTCTGTGGTAGCCGTGTATAATGCCGGACTCACAAGTCCGCGTACTAGTCTGAAGGAACTGAAGCAGCAGAGCGGGGTCACAGGCATATTCACCAATATCACAGACGAAGATATTGAGGCGGCAAGTGACGAGGCTTTACCCGTAGCCGATGAGATGTTAATGGGTGGTTTTGGTGAAGAAGGAGATAGCAAAGATAAGAAGTCAGAAAAGAAGACGGAGAAAAAGAAATTAAAGGCGAAAGACTCGGCAAGTGAGGATGATATGCCCAGCGAGATTGAGAATACCGTCATGTTTGCCGGGCTTCATATCGCTATCGAGAATCCCGTAGGGAGTGTACGAAGTGGTCTCGGTTGGTCTGTCAAGATGCAGAACGACTACGGTTACATTGTAGGGTCAATCGGTGTAGATGGCGATGCCGTCGATGTATTTCTCGGCCCTAATGAATACGCCCAAAAGGTCTATATTATCCATACAGACGGAGATGACGTTGAGGATAAGTGCATGGTCGGGTTCGACTCAGCGAAGACCGCAAAGGAAGCCTTCGTTAGGAACTATACGTCTGAGAAGTTCTTTGGCAGTATGGATGCGATGTCGCTTGCGGAATTTACGCGCAAGATATTTTCCACGAAATTGGGTAAGAAGGTAGCATGACTGAAGGCGTAATGAAGACGGCTCGGGGGTTCGGTGTTCACTTGATGGTGTTTTGTCCTTGTGGTTGGTTAATGCAGGACTGCGAGAGCGGGACTTATTGCGTCAACTCTGAGTGTGGTCTCCGCACACGACTCTTTGAAGTGTCTGTGAAAATTGATGAGATCCCTTTGCCCAAAGGAGCCGCAGCATGATTGTCCGTAAGCCACACATGATTGGGAGGCGACGAGCGGCAATTATGAGGGCAAAGGAGATTCGTGAATTAACTGTCTCTACCCCTAAGCCCGTTACCATCAACTCCCAGGTAATGGTAACGGCTGGACCAGTTACTTTACAGACTATTAAGAAACGGACAAGACGTTGAATCCCAAAGACTGGAAACCGAGTCAGAGAGTTGAGCGTGAGTACGCCGCTGATATCTGGTCAATCTTCGAGCGATTCTATGCAGAGTCAAAGAGACACGGCATTGCAGCACATCTTCTGAGTGCCGTAGAGTTCCTCCAGAAATACGCAGAGCAAGCTGCGCTGCGAATGATTACTGGTCTTTACTGGAAGAATGCGAGAACCTGGCGAGAAGCGGCAAGACTCTCTGGAAAGACTGCTTTGATCCATCGCGCTTTACATCAAGAGATGCAGGGACCCGTTGGGCAACGAGTTAGGGATCTTGTGCGGGAACAGGCTCATCTTATCAGCACATTCCCAGAAAGCGTGGCTGAGTTGGTGGCTACTCATGCCATGGCGCAGTATCAGGCGGGTGGGCGATCTGCCGAGCTTGCGAGAGGCGATGGCTTGCTGCTTCGCGTTGCCCACTCGCGGGCGCGGTTGATTGCTCATACACAGGCGAGTAAAGCGAGTACAGCGTTGACCCGGGCAAGAAGTGAAGCCCTTGGATTAAACTACTACATCTGGCGAGGTAGTCTCGATCAGCGGGAAAGAGCAAGCCACAGACTGATGGAAGATGTACTGATTCGCTTTGACGATCCGCCTTCACCCGAGATGCTTCTGGGATTAAAGTCTCAGGGTTACTACAACGCCGGCGATATCTACGGATGTCGCTGTTATCCAGAAACTTTAGTAAGACTCGAACAAGTTGCCTGGCCCCATAAGGTATACTACGCTGGGAAAATTCAGCGCGTGACTTTGGCTCAGTTTCGCAGAATCAATCAACTCAAGGAGGCAGCATGAAGAATCTCAAAACGTTTGGAGTTATCGCAGTATTTCTTGTTGTGGTACTGGGAAGTATGTCACTACTGCTTTCTGCGCCACACGCCTTTGCCGTAGGGCCCAATATCACCAGCTATTTCATCACAGCGCCCAGCGGCAGTGACCCGTGTCAAAATCCCTCTGTAGCAAAGGCTAGCGCCTCTGTGGCCATAACTTCGGCTACTACCACTGCCCTGGTCACTCCGACCACGGGAAACTTTATTTCTCTGTGTAAATTTCAGTTTACCGTAGTGGGGACTAACCCTACAGTGCAGTTTGAGTATGGCACGGTAACTAGCACCGCCTGTGATACCGGGGCTACGGCTCTTACGGGGGCTATGGCGATTCCTACTACTACTATTTTTGTCGGAGTTAGTTCCGACGGTCTGATGCTAAGAACTCCGGTGGTTAGTCAGGAACTCTGCCTTGTGACTGGTGGAACCATCACCGGTGTTGAGGGATATATTACATATGTTTCTCAACCGTACTAGCGAGTAAGCCTTCGGGCGGAAAGTGGGGTGATCCCATCTTGAGAATTAAGTGGCTAATAGCCGTCTTTCTTCTGTCGACGGTTTCAGCCTTCAGTCAATCACCTAGTGGTGGGGTAGTTCAAAACTCCTCTGGGACTTTGACGGCCAGCGGGGGGACTGCGGCAACGTGCTATCCAGTCAACTCAGCCGGGGTTGGGAAATGTCTTGTAGTTGTCAACTCAAACGGGGCTTATGGGGCAACTTTTGAGGAAGTTCCTTCTGGTTCTCCCACAGGGGTGAGTGTTGTAATCTATGGGTGTATGAGGGGTGGTACGTGTAGTGCAGCAGTAGATACGAACAGTTCCACCTCAGCGGCATTACGCCCAGTAACTTTTACGACACCCTACGATGTCTTTGTGATCGTAGCTACCACACTCTCTGGTGGAACTAATCCCACGGTTCTAATAAATCTGAAGGCAAGCACCGCTAACAACCACACCGGCGGTGGGAGTTTTACTGCCGCCGGTGACTTATCAGGCACATCGAGTACTCAGGAAGTTGTAGGTATTCTCAATAATTCCCTGCCAGCTCTGTCTACGGGATATCTGAATTGGACGGGGTCGGCTTGGGCTTTCAGTGCCGCTGGGGCAGTTTCGTCTGTTTCAAATAGCGATGGGACGTTAACGATTTCTCCCACTACCGGGGTAATTGTTGCGTCCCTCGCTCTCAGTCATGCAAACACCTGGGTGGGAACTCAGACTTTTACTGCCCCCGTACTCGGTACCCCCGCATCAGGTACTTTGACAAATACTACGGGCTACCCGTGGTCTTCCTTAGTCTCGGGTTCTACAAATCTAAATATAAGCCCAGGAGGCACTACTACTCTAAGTACAACCACCGCCGCTACAAATTTCTTCTCTTTGGCGAACACAACCGCCGCCACTTCCAGTACTTCCCAATCCAGCCCAACCTCTACACTGTGCGGAGCAGAATGGGTCACAGGACCAGCCTCAGGCGTGGGCTGCCTGTCGTTGCAGTTTGTCCCTAATAATGGCTTGAATGCGGGCGGGACCTTTGCGTTTACGCACACGGGAACGGGAACTGGAGCCTACGGTACGACGTTTCCCGGCTCGGTAGCGGCAGGCAGTACAAACGGAGGCATCTCCAGCCCCGAGGGTACGGGCGCGAGCGCGGGAACGCCGGCATCCGGCACCGATATTATGTGGGCAGACTCAACCGCCCATCGCTGGAAAGTGAACACCAATAATGCCGGAGCCACGACCTTAGCGGTCTTTACGGATAACTTGAGTGTCTTTGCCAGCGGCGGAACGATTAACCCGAGTGCGATCTCTTGCGGGGTGCTGAATACGACCGCTTGCGTCATCACAGGTTATGGTTCAACCAGCGGCACGGCCACGCTAACATGGCCCGCAGTAGCGGGCACGACTTCAAACCCTATCGTAGTGAGCAATGAACTTGGCGTAGGGTCTAACGCTCCCACGCCGACCCTAGGCACAGCAGGCGGGCAAATCGCCGTATGCGGTTCTGCATTTACGGGGATCGCCAGCGACGGCGGCTGGTATTGCAATTCCAGCAACTTTGTGGACTTGATGAGCGGGACTACCGACTTGGGCTCTGCCATCGGGGAAACTTCCATCATCGCGGTGAATGTCATCCCTAAGGCCATTGGCACGAATCCCGGCGTTACAAATTCGTCGATCACGGACAACGGCACGGTCGTAAGTTCAACGGAACCATTCGCCTCCGCTGCCCATGAAGGCGCCGCCACCAATGCGGCGGTAACCGTGCAATCGGGGCAGGATGCTACTACGACTGGCGCAACGGCCGCATTGACAGTGCGGGGCGAGAATGTTACTGGCGGGTCTACGGCCTCCATCTCAGGCGGAGCGGTAACGGTGAATGGTGGCGATAATGCAAGCAGCGGAGCCACGGAAACAGGAGGCGCTCTCACTCTGCGCGGCGGGGACACAACGAATGCAAGTGCAGCCGTACAGACCACAGGTGCGGTGACCATTCGCGGGGGCAATAACACTTCGACCGGAGCTTCGACACTAGGCACCGTGACGATCATGGGGGGAACGCAATCGGGCGCGGCGACGAATGGTTCCGCCGCCGATGTGATCATCGCAGGTGGTCTGGGGACGGGTACGGCAACTCCCGCGCATGTCTGGATTAAATCTCCAGGCTTAGGTCTGACAAGTGGTACGGCAGCTCAAACGCAGGTCACGCGCCGAGTCACACATGTCAAAGCCGGGAGCACGACCAGCGCAACGCCAACGACGATGTTCAATGTTACCTCCGCCACGAATACGGCATGGGGTCTGGAGATTCTTGTTCACGTCGATCTGATCTCTTCGACGCCGAACGTCTGCGGCACAACCGAGAGAATTTCGCTGACGGGGACTAACA